GGCGAAGTCGACGCGGGTCAGTCCGTACGCGGTCGGGTTGGTGGGTAGGCCCGGCACCTCATCTCCAGTAGAAAAACCGGAAGCCCACCCTCGGGAGGTGGGCTTCCTTCTATGTACCCCCGCGTGTGCGGGGACTAGGCCAGCTCCGCAAAGACCCACGGATGACCCCCGCACGCTGCCGGCGGGGCGGTTCAGCGGTTCGACGCTACACCGCCCCACCAGAATCGGACAAGAGCCCTTCAGATCACCGACCCGTCGAACGCAACCGGCTCATACCCAGGACTGGGCGTGACCTGCAACGACGCCGGGCCACCATCCCCAGACGAGTACGAAAACCCGTACATGGTCGACGCTGACTGCCCCGGCGGCACCGTCCCGGCGAAATCGTTCAACAGGTTCGCCTTGTCGACGATCTGGGAAGCCCTGACAGCAGCCGGACCTGTCCGCAGCTGCACATCCACCTGTGACACGTCGAGAGGTTTCGACCCGCGGTTGGTGATCGTCACCGTGGTCCGCACGTCATTGCCCGGTTTGGTGCCCACCGCCTCATCGCTGTGCAGAAACGGCGTCAACCTGGTTGCCGCGACGGACACCCCGTCGCCGTAGGTGTACGTCTGCCCGAACTCCACCCTACGTTCAGCCGGCGGGCCGGCCTCACCGGAGGTGTCGGCTTGCCCGCAACCAGCCAGGGCCAGCAACGCGACAACTGTGAGCACATGTGAGATCCGCACGGATGGTGATCCTATCGCCCTGAGTAGTTGTACCCATTGCCAGGGTAGTTGATCTTCTGCCAAGGTCGGCGAATCGCCCACATCGGGTGAGTCCGACAAACCAGGAGGTTCCCCTCGTGCGTCTCCGATCTTTTGCCGTGGCAGCGGCCCTGTCCGTGGCCCTCGTCGGTGGCATGGCCACACCAGGACAGGCAACTACGCGGCCTGACCCGTCACCTCACCGGACACTGGTCGCCTACACCGCAGACCACGCCGTCACCGTGTACGCGGACGGTGACCTGGACATCACACCCACACTGCTTGTCACCGACTCCGCCGGTAACCTCGACAAAGTGTCCGCCTCCTACGCTGTGCGCACCTGCGGGATCGTCACCTGCTCCATCTACATGTCACGCGCCGAAACCCACAAGGCGCACCGCGACATCGCCCTCTACGGCGGCGGCATCGGTGGCCTAGCCGGCGCCTGCACCCTGCTTGGTCTCATCCCGGTCGCCGGTGTCGCCCTGGCCGTCGTCTGCGGCATCGGACTGCCCGTGTACGGCGGGTTCTTCCTCAACGCCCTCGACCATGCGCACAATGACAACAGGTGTCTGCGTATCCGCTACAACAAGCTCGGCGGCGGCTACAGTTTCTACTCGGATGGCAGCAACTACTGCAAGAACTAGAGGAGAGGAAGGGCCCCGCAGTGAACCCTCGGATCCCACTTTTTGCCGGAATATTTTTGGGCGGCATCCTCGTGTTGATGTTCGCGGCGTCGTCGTGGAAATCCCAGCCGTGGGGTCTGGCAACGTTCATCCTCGCCGTGGTGGTCGTCAACGTGGCAGGGGCGATCCTGATGCACCGCCTGGCACGCCGTCAGCACATCCACGGAACGCACCACCACCAAGCAACCTGACCGGCTAGCATGCTTTGAGCCCCCTGCCTGGGACCGGTAGGGGGCTCAAACTTTTGGAAGTTTTTCCGGGTTTACGGGTTTCCGCTAAAGTTTCACGGCCACTCCCGGCGTCGCGGGAACACGTCAGGCACAGTGAATTTGAACCGCCAATGCCGGTCAGTGATGGATGCGCTGTCAGCGACCGCATAGTCCTTGCGGGTGTAACCGAGCTTGGACATCAACTCATCTGCCACCCGCATGTGCGCTTCCAGCGTTGGTGTGGCATCCAACAGGGCAGCGTACGTGCCGTCTGAGGTGAGGGCTTCGATCAGCCCGGGTTGCCCGGCTGGTCGGTACGTAGTGACGACGAGCTGCACGGTGACACCCCCAGCTTCGCGCGGCGGCGTTCGAACGGCGACTTCCCCGTCAACAGGATCGACAACCTGACGTGGGTGCGAGCGAAGTACGGGAACATGCCGCACCGTCGCATGCAGTCGGTACGTTGCTGGCGGGTGCCGAGGAACACGTCGTTGATCTTGTCCAGTTCGTCAAGCCGGTCAGCTAGCCGTTCGGCGAACTCAACCAGGCGCGTCTCTTCGTCGCCGGTCACTTGCGTTTCGCCTTGGCGGCAGTCTTTTTGGCGGGATTTTTTTTGGCTGTCGTGCCTTTCGTCTTGATATCCGGGTACTTCGCTTTCACCTTCGCCGCAACCGCCGCGTAGCTGCCCCGCGTCCCCTTCTGCGCAGCGCGTGCCAAGGCGTTACGTGCGTGGGCTTTGTCGTTGATGGGGTACCCCTCCCGCGCCGGGTACACGAAGTCACCCGCTGGGAGACTGTGACGTTTCGCTGCTTTCATTGAAACCGAGTCCCTTCCTCCTCCGGTGGGTACATACCCCATTCTTCTGTGCAAGCTAGCGCGCTAGGATCGGTCCTGCCGAGGGCAGTAGCCCGAGGAAGTGAGCCCGGCCAGGGCACCGGACGGTGCTACGCCGGGCTTCGCGCTTATGATGAGGCTGCCTCGCCCGTTGTGGGTGCAGGAAGTGGAGCCGGGACATCCGCCGTAGGCGGACTCCCGGCTTCCGCGCTGTCTGGGGTCAGTCGATCTTTCAACCACTCCGGTACCGGGTAGGCGGCACCGATCCTCTTGATGTCCGTCCCGAAGCGTTGGTACTGACACCCCTCCGGTTCGGCCGGCATGTACACCTCGGCCATCCACTTCTGGCCCTTCACATCAGCGGCAATCGCCATGTCTGCCTGCTCCTCTGCGACACGTCCTGACTCATCGGTAGGGACGGAAACCCACCGGGCCGCTACCAGCTCCCCTTCCACGTACAGCTTGTACTGCTGTCGGGTAGGGATGCACCACTGAACTTCCTCCTGGTCGTCAGTCACCCGTCTGCTCTTCTCGTGGGAACTGACCTGCCTCGATCATCAGCAGGTACGCCGTGTGCACTTCGAGCGCTGCGTCTTCGCTGGGACGGTCGCTGACCAGGATCGGCGCCAGCGCCGACCCGAACACCACCGTCTCGTACCCCATCAGCGTGCGGGTTCTGGTCGACACCTCGTAGATGGTGCCGTCCGGTGCACGCACCTCGTCGAACCAGACCGGCGAGTTGGTGTCACTGTCCATCCGGCACCTCCCGCTGCCCAGTCGCAGCGGCCGTCACCAACGCCGCAAGGTAGGCAACACCCTCGGCTTCGCCGTGCGCGACGTGCCCGTCGGTGAAGTGGACGTCACACTCCAGGCCGTCGCCGCGTTCGTCGGGCCGGTAGTTGAGGTACTTGAGGGGACACTCGCCGGTGAGGTCGAGGCAAGCCTCGGTGAGACTCTTGATGTGCCCGAACTGGGTGTCAGTTACCATGATCATCCGCCTCATTTGAGGTCCCAAAACCGGAAGCCCCCTCATCCAGCGCCTCCCGGTGCCCACCAATGGCTTGGAACCGAACGCCAAGCAGGAAGCCACGTCGGAGCCCGTACCCGATGTGGGCAGCGGCTTCGTCCGATACCTTCTCTCCGTACTTCTCCATCATCCGAACTTGGATCGAGGCTACGTCCTCGGCGATGACCTCCTCCAAGGTCGGCACGTCGACCCACCAAGCGAGGGCTTGGGGCATCGTCGGCTCGGTTTCCATGATCTCGGTGAACCGCTGCCGGTCAGGGTGCATGGTGTCAGTCACTCCGCCACCTCCCGGTGCCCGCCGGCGGCTTGGAACTGAGCACCGAGCAGGAACCCGTGCGCGAAGGCAGCGGAGATCTTCCTCATGGTGCGCAAGTCGAGAAAATCCACGTCAGGGTCGAGGCGAAGGTAGTTCCCGAGCAGCTCCTCCATCGTCTCCGGGTCAACCCACCCTTCGACCTGGGCAGGAAGATCGGCGTGGTCGGGCTGCTGTATCACTTCGAGCGCGGCCCGTATCCGCTTAGTGTCGGGATGCTCAGTCACGGTGTCCTCCGGCAGCCTGGAACTGGGCACCCATCAGGAACGCATCCGCGTAGACGAACCCGAAGATCTCCTCCACCGCCTGGTCTGCCTTGTCGGGGTCTGCGAGAAGTACACGGATGATCGCATCTCCGCCTACCTGCTTCTTCAACCATCTGAACTGCAAGATGGCAACAGCTTGCAGCGTGTCCGGATCAACCCATCCGCTCAACATGTCAAACAGGTTGCTCGGTCCTTGCGTGCGCTCGACAGCGATGGCGTGGAGTCGGTGCGCGTCAAGGTGTTCTGTCTTGCTGTCCGTAGCCATGAACGGCAGGCTAGCGCCCATGACTGACCCCGACGAGCCGACACACGAAACCAGCGTAGCCACCGAAATCATCGTTGCCGCCGTGGGTCCGAAGGTTGCTGCGATCGTTGCCCCAGACGCAAAACTCCACGAACGGATCGCTGCCGCGTTCATCCTCCGGGCTGCGTACCACCACGAGCGCAAGAAGGGCCGATCCCACGACGAAGCATGGGCGGAAGCAGTCGACACCACCCAAGAGGACTACCAGATGCTCGCCGAACTACAAGGGTTCCAAGAGTGGATGCGACGCGAGTCGATGGTGCGGCTGTTCAACCTCGAAGTCGACCTGTCCGACCGGCCCTAGTCACGTCCGTACCCACGGCATGACCCGTCCCCGGTCACCGCACGGCCGGGACAGGTTAAACGCTCGCAGCATCTCCGCCCGCCCCGCAGCGATCCGCTGCTGCCGGCGAATAAACCACTCCGGGTGATACGCCACCCCATCCGAGGTGTACACCCGCCCGGCGCGGATCATGTCCACCGTCCCCGGTGCACCCCTCCCGCACTCCACCAGCATCGGGCACTGCCGGCACAACTCCACCGCCGCACGGATCTGGCGGGGGCTCTTGCCGGCCAGCTCGAACGCCGCCGCCTGCCCCACACACAGAGCCTCACTCACCGCTTCGCGTTCCTCGCCGACACCCACACGATCGCATGGTCGCGTGCCTCGGCGACCAGGCCGGCGTCCCTCGGATCCACACACCTGCGCGTCGCCATGCCCCCCGTGCGGTGCGCATCGAAGTCACTTAACGACGCGAACGTGGCACAGCATGCGGGGCAGTGTGACTCCCCGATCTCCCACCTGGTGTGGCAACGACACACAGCGACAACCTCCTTCGGATGTACCCGCAGACTGGCACAGGTGTGAACCCGTAGACAAGACACCGGGCCACGGTAGTGAGGTACCCCAGCCCGGCGCCTGCCCACAGGTTCACGATCAGTCAGGGCGGTGCGTGCGCCCCCGCTTCTTGATGTACCCGTCAGACATCGCCGCCTTCGTCTCCTCCGCAGCCTCCCTGATCTTCACCAGCGGCGCGGCGTGCTCGGCGCACAACCAGAACGGGTACGCCCGCTCGTCAGGGAACTTGATCTTGTATTCGTGGATGGGTACGTCTTTACCCCAGTTGCGGCACACCTCACAGACATGCGCGAGAACTTTCACAGCCATCAGCCAATCCTCCGGTCCATCATGGACACCACGTTGGAAGCAGCGGCGGCAGGCACAGCCTCATCAGGCTTCGGCTTGGCCTTCTTCGGTTTCGGCTTGGGTGCAAGGTGCGGAAGCAGGTACTTACCCGCGATTGCCTTGTTCCGCTGTTCCTTTTCTAGAGACGCATCTAGGTAACGTTCGGTCATCTGGCTCCCCGAATGGTGCAGCACCGTGCTGATACGGAGCAGCGCACCGTCGAACCCTAGTTCTTCCCGTAGGTAGTCGAAATACGCCCGCGCACCGCTGCGGCGCAGGATGTGGATGCCCTGGCGTTTGACTTCCGTTGTCACCTCGTTGGTGGTCTCGTCGGTGAATTCTACGGTGGCTGGATATCCGATCTGGGCGAGACTGTATTGCACGATCCGCTCAGGAGCACCGATCGGCTGGGTAGGGTCCAGCGTCTCCCGAGGTTCGTCCGCCCGCACGAACTGGGTCGTGTCCGTGCCGTGGGTGGAGGTGTTGAGGTTCCTGGTGGGCACCAGGTAGTAGTCGGGTTTCAACTCACCCACCTCTGCCTTGTAGGCTTTCAGCCACCTCTTGAGTTCCTTCTCCAACTCTATCGGGATCGGCATGAGGTCCTTCTGCTTTGTTTTTCTGATGTCGGTTCGGATTCGTTTGATCTTCTTCTTCACATCTTTGATTCTGAGTACCTTGATTTCCGATGCCCGCAGGAACAGGTACAACCCCAAAGCAAGAACCATGCGATCCCGTGGCGTCCGTGCTGCTTTGAGGAGCTTCTTGAACTTCTTCGCCGGAAGCATGAATTTCTCCGGGTCCGGACCTTTCGTGTACTTCCTGCCGCCGAGCGGGTCGTGGAACCTACCGATGAGTCCTTCCTTCTGACACCACCGCCAGAAGTCCCGGATGTGTGACACATCCACAGCCACCGTGGACTGTGCACGGGTTTGACGCATCGTCACCAGAGTTCTGGTCATCCGTTTCTCATCGAAAGCCCGGGGGCCCGCACCTGGGTTGGCTTTGACAAGCCAGTCCAGGGCCTGCTTCTTTCGCTTGAGAGTCGATTCCGTCAAGTTCCCCAATGTCCTCCTCTCCTCGAGGTGATCATGGATCCCCTGCTCCATCGCCGCCTGCGTCATGCCGCTGGTGCCTCCTCGTTGGTGCCCTCGTGTGGACGGGTAGACGGTACCGGTGTGAACCGGTGGGAAGCAAGCCCTAGACGGCTAACGATCGGCCCACTTTTGGTGGTCCCAGTTCTACTCCGGCAAGTGACGTGACCTGCGGGAACACTCTGGTGTGGAGGACCTTAACACAGCCTCATCGTTAGCGGAAACCGGTGCTTGTGTACTGTAGGCTCCCCGGTGCACGGTAGGGAGGACCCAACGAGGTGGGAGGAGCAGCCATGGGTGCACGTCTGACGGTCGCGGACGAGTTGTTGATCAAGTGGCGGGTCGTGTACAAGTGGAGCTACCAGCGGATGATCTTGGAGAACTACCGCATCACCGGGAACCAGGTGTCCGTCCAATGCATCTCCAACAGGCTCAAGCTCTACGGGTTGACCGAGAAGCAGAAGCGTTTCGAGCGGCACCTGCCGTGGAAACTGCACGAAGACGACTGGTCCGCGCACATCTCACAGATGCTCCGGGCGCAAGGTGCCCGTGCTGAATGGGAATCACTGTCGGAGGAGGAGAGGCAGAAGATCCTCGCCGACGACGTGAAGAACAAGACCACGAGGAAACGACCGTTCTCCGACAAGACCGCCAAAGCCCTGGACGCGTTCGAACGGAAACTACGGGACGACAACAAAGTCATCGACTACGACTACGACGACGGGTACAGCCGCGTACCCCGCGTCCCGGAAGACGGCGACGGGTGGATTCGCCGACCCGGCACCATCATCTCCGAACCCGGACAGGAGGCGGAGATGGACCCGTTCTTTCGTGAACTAGAAGAACAACACGCCCGCCAAATCATGGTGCCACCCGCGTTTTCAGACGCCTGCTGACACATAAGCGGAACCCCCCGGTGCGCAGCCGGGGGGTTCCGTTGTGAGTTCACGCCACAAGGTTTCAATCTTCGTCGTCTATGTCCTCCTCCTCCTCGAGTTCCCGGTAGTAGGCACGGTTCTCTTCCTCCAACTTGGCCACCACCTGGTCGATCGTCAACTCTTTGAAGTCAGGCCGGAACCGGTCCAGGCCGTGCAGCAGCTCGGCGCACCGGTCCTCGTACCGGTCTATATGTTTCATCAACCCGTCGTACGCCTTGTCGTAGGCGGTGAGCAGATCAGCTGCATCCGTCAACAACTGGCACTGCGCATGCACAGTCGACGTAGCAGCTAGGGTCTTCACCCCACACAGGATCGCGTACACCTCAGTCGACGTGAACTCCGTCTTCGCAGCTCGCCGGGTGCCTTCGGTGGTCATCATTTCTCCTCCACCTTCTTGCCGCGAAGCGGCCACCAGGCACGCTGGGTGTTGGTGAGGCGTTCACATTTACGCCGGTAGTACCGGGCCTCTTCCGCGCGGTCGTCGGCTTCCTGCCGCCACACGTTTTCGTTGTCGACCTGCAATTCTAGCTCCCGCACACGATCTTCCAGCTCTTCGACGTGAGTGCGAGCCGCCCGCAGGGCATCCTCCAATTTGATGACCTGATCCCCCCACCGGTGATAGTTGTTCCGCCAAAACTCCACCATCCCTTCCAGTTGGGTGCGGGTCAACTCATCGAACTCGCTCACGTCACAGCCCCCTGTACAGGGTCACGTCATCGACGTCTTCGACGTCACCGGCGGAAGCGGCAAGCTCCCGTTTGATCGCATCCAACTCGTCTTTGGTGGCGTTCAACTCGATGAGGGTGTCGTCCCACTGGGTCACCAGCATCCGCAGCACCACCCCCAGCTGCGCCTGATGGCCTGCGTACAACTGCTCGGTGTCCAGCAACTCCAGCAGCTCGGAGGTGGTCATATGCATCGTCTCGTAGACGGTCAGGTTCGCTTCATCCCACGCGTTCACGACACCCCTCACCGTCCCTCGATGACACGCTGAAGGGCCGCCAACATGGTGTCCACTTCTTCCTGCACCGAGTCGGTCATGTCAGCGGCATACACCCACACCTGCACCAGGTCTTCGATGAGTTGGGCGATCGTCTCCCGAACCGGCTTGGACAGCGGTTCGGATCCGTGGAGTGCCGCGACAGCATCCCCGACCCGCTTCGACATGAGCGACGACAGTCGTTGGCTCATGTCGGCTCCCCGTCGTCGCGTTGGGCCTGCGCCAGCATCCGCTGCGTCGACTCCAACTCCCGCCACAACTCGTCCCGCTCCACCACCACCTGCTCGAACGCCTCCCGCACCTTGGCGATCATCGACAGCAGTTGCGTCCGAGCCTCCGGGCGTATCACGGTGTCGTTGACGAGCAGCACCTGCGCATCCGACATGCGGTGCAGCAACTCGCTGTGGTTGCGCAGCAGCTTCGCCACATGCGGATCCGGGAACAACTGTTTGAGTGTGGCCTGGATCCCCGTCACCACGTCTTGGCAACGCCCGATGTCGACCAGCAGAGCGTCGATGGCATCCGCCGAATCCCGCAGCCCGGAAGCCCGCCGTGGATCCGATTCGGCGAGGACTTCACTGCGCATCCGGTACACCAGGTCGTGCAAGGAATCCTTCGTGAACGGACGTGTCATACGTGTCTCCTCCTCGTGTGTTGGTCACCCGAACTCTTCGAGCTGGGCCAGAAACCGTTCCACCTCATTGGCCAGGAACAGGTCATCCTGCTCGTCTATCCCCAGCACCATGGTCTGCGCGAACGTGGCCCCCACCTGCCACAACAACTGCCGCGCCCCGAGGACGTCATCATCGGCCAGCAGCTCATCCAACAAGGTCAACGCCTCGAAGATGTCCATCGACCCGTACGACCCGATCGGCCACAGGATCTCGATGTGCCGACGCCCCCACGTACGCGGGTCGAACGGGTTACCGCGCGGCCTGTGCCGGCTCATGTCAACCCCGCCATCTGCCGGATGTAGCCGGCACCTTTCTTCACGTACGTGTCGTTCACATCCGCCGGCAACTCCACCTGCCGGGCGTGTGTCAACGACTCGCAGATGCGCGCCGCCAACTTTGCCCCCGCATCGTCGGGGTCGGTGAACACCAGCACCCTGCGCACCCCGGAGAACATGCGCGGCCAGTGTTTGTGGTTCCGCCAGTTCCCCGCCCCCGGCACCCCCACCGCCGGGATAGCGCAGTAGTACGACAACACCAACGCGTCCAGTTCCCCCTCGCACACGGCGAGGTAGTCGACGTCCACACCGAACGCGGCGACGTTGAACAGTCGGGCCCGCTGACCGTTCGGCGCCAAGTACTTCGCGTGCCCCACCGCCTTACAGTCATGCGCCGCGACGCACCGGAATTTCACGGCCACCACACCGGTCGCCGTCAGGTACGGGATGCACAACCGGCCCCTGCCCGCCTCGTGCCCGGGGTCAGGTTCCGACACGCTTCCAAGCCGGAACGCCCGCGCTGCGTCCATGTCGATCCCTCGGCTGTGCAGATAGGGGTAGAGCATCTCCAGGCCCGCCTCGTAGCGGGTCACCGCAGCGCCCAGCAAGGTCTTCGACTCGGCGTCTGGCCTCGCCATAGCCCACCCCCTCCCGCGCCATGAGCAGACCTGCGGCGTCTTCGTTCAGGTCGCAGACGAAGCAGAAGAACCGGCCGTGATCGAGGTGCACCGAAGCGGAAGGGTGGGTGTCGTTGTGGTACGGGCACCGCATACGCCGCCACCCGAAGCCAGTGGGAACACAGGCGCCGTGAGATTCGAGGACCACCCGGATCGGGTGGTCACTCGGGGAGCAGTCCAAGGAATGTCCACAGATCCGTGGTGACGAACTGGTCCTGCCACGGGCGGCACCCGTACCTCTTGTGCACCACCACCCCGTAGTCCCGGCCGGCAGCGAGGGCTTCGGTTTTCGCCTCGTCCAACCACCCGGACAACTGCCCCGCATACTTGGCCTGGCATTTCGCTTCCACCACCAGCCGGGTGTCCCGGGGCAGCCACACATCCCCCTTGTCGTGCACCCCCTGCATGCCCAACCGGTGCGCATCAGGCCACCGGGTGCGGAACCCCTCACACACCAGGGTTTCGAACGCGGTGCCCTTCGCCCGTGCCGCGCTCACCAGGCCCGCCCAGCAGCCAGGTAGGTCGCCGAATCCTCGTACAAACTCATCCGATCCGGCCGGGCAAACAACGCCACCGGATGATCCCCCTTCGGCCACGATGGGCCGTTACGGTTCTTGACGGCGCACGTCAACATGTGATCGTCCTGAGTCAACGCCACCGTCACGATCAGCTCGGGTAGCTGAGAAATTTTTCCGTGGATCGCCGCACGGGGTGGGCATTGGTGCACCGGACCCCACTGGGGTTGTTCTGAACAGTGGTGCAGCAGCCACACCGCGCACCCGTAGTGCCGGGCCCAGTGATGGCAGGCTTTCGGGACTTGGCGGACGGCACCGAAGTCATCGCCGCCCACGTCGATGTTCATGAGTGTGTCGATGATCAGAACGGCCGGTGGGGTGCCGGTCATTTCGATGACCGACTCGACGTCCAGCGCGATGTCTTCCAACGTCGGTGACGGGTCGAACGAGAAGTTGATGTGCGACGCCTTCGCCAGATCCGGTCGGTACACCTCCTGTGCACCGACCGCGAACGCAGTCTCCACTT